TGCATTGTTGTAAGCGTCTAAATCAATACGTGAACGAACGAGTGGATCGAGTTCTCCCGTTGTAAAGTTAGTTTGTACACTGACAAAACGTGCCATTAATACCTCACATTAATAAGTGGGAAATCTTGTATTGCGTTTGTAGGTTGTCCTTGTCCATCAATGTTCATTGCTTGTCTCATGTAACCACCACGTCCATTTTCTCCGGGTGTGCCTTCAGCAACAATCTTCCAGTATTCTGACTTATCAGTTTGATCTGTAATAGGTAAAGCTAAATGCCATGCCATTTGATATTTGAGTAATTGTACAAAGTAATGAGGTAATGCAAATTCTTCAACATTGTATTGATAGTCTACATAGACTTCTTCATAATCACTCAGTAGTTTATTACCCATGATTCGGTATTCACGTCTTACGGGTGCGCCAATTTCATCTGCGTCATATACAGCGCGTGGTAATCCAATCATGTCATTGGGTAATTGATATTCGTATTTGTATTCAGTAACAGGTGTTGTTACTAATCTTGCTAATTGAACTTTCTTAAATGAGAAAGACCATGGATGACTCGCAATCGTTTTAATCTTAATATCAGAGTAGAGTCGATCACAGATGTTAGATTCATCTGTACCTTCGTTAAACGAAGAAATAGGTTTTGCTCCTAGCATCAACAATGCATCGGAACATATTGAAATTGCTGAATCTCCAGAAGCCATTTTATATCCTTTAAATGTGCAAATAGGTAGGCACCGAAGTACCTACCCAATCTGCATTAAAACACTTAGTCAGCGTCTGCAACTGATAGTGCTGTACCGTCAGATACATCAACTACGCCAGAAGCATTAGAAAGTACAGTAACTAAAGATGATGTAGGAACAGAAGCGTCCCATACATGAATTAAGTCACCCACTTTTAATACAGTGTGTGCGTCATTGAAGTAACCTGATGTATTGATATCAGCAAGTGCATCAGTGCCTGGTGCTGTGTAACTCCACATTTGAGGAGCATTACCAGCTTTAGCCTGACCACCTATTGGTTGTAGATTGTCTTTATTATAAGCCATGTGTCATTCTCCTTAAGCTGATTCACGACATGTGATTTGAACAATACCTTCAGCATCGATTGCTACGGCACCAGCTGAGAACATTGAATTCACAAGGAATGATGTTTTTTCTGGAACGTAGTTAATCTCTGTCTTAGGACCCATACCTTCAGCATAACCAACTGCATCTTTGTGGAATGCCCAAACAGTTCTGTCTAAAGAACCGTCAACAGCTAAACCACCTTCAGTTCTGTCGCCAAGTACATGGAATGTGAAACCTAAGAATGTATTGATTTCACCAGCCACTAAAGCTTTGACTGAAGCATAGTCAGAAGATGTTAGTTTTTGTTCTGCTAAGATTGATGCTAAAGAGTTAGCATGAATCACCATGTGACGATCTTGTGGAGGAACGTTACCTTTGTCTAGCAATTTCTTAGCTGCAAGAAGTTTGTCTAAGTTAAGGTTTGTATCTGTACCACCAATGTCGTTTGACACAGTGTTTGATGTTGATGATGCTGTTAATGCATCAATAACAAGTTGGTCTTGACGGCGACCGATCGCATTAGCCACAACTTGCACTAATTCTTGTCTTTCGTCAAAGTTAACTTTTTGTTGCATGAAGATGTCAGAATATTCTGCTGCATTCCAATCTTCTAGTGTTGCTGTTACTTGTGAGAAATCCACATTTAACGGTGTTACGTCTGTTTGTGGAATACGTAATGTTGCTACGCCTTTGCCCACTTTAGGAAATTTTGCTGTTGAACCCTCAACGCCTTTTCTTTGTCTTACTGCTGCAATAAGCTGTGCTTTAGCTTGGTAAGCCTGTTTAACTTCGGCATCAAATAGGGTAACAAAAGCATTAGATAATCCAATAGCCATTTGAGACTCCTTAGTAATTAATAAAGTAAATTAATCGCTGTGGTATGCCAGAATAATCTGGGCCTTGCTTGCTATTTACGATAGCCGGTCGACAAGATTACTTGCGTTAAGGGTTACATAGAATAATGTAATAGGCCTTAGTGTGAATATTACCACAAAAAGGCCTGAATTACAAGAGATTTAGCCGTAGACTTGCTGGAATGCTCGTTCTACTTTGGCTCTGTAGGATGGATCTGTTTGATACTTAGGATCTGCAACTAACTGTTGCAATTCGTCTTTAGATGGTGTACCGTCTACTGGAGTTACTTCTGTAGGAATACGTCCTTCATAAGATGCTCTAAGCTTTTCTAATGCAGCAATACCTTTTGCAGTACCGCCCATGATTTTAAACTCTTCAAAGTCATCTGATGACCATACACCTTTTTGAACAAGACCAGCTCCCCATTTCACCATGCCTTGAATACGTGCATCGGCATTAGGGCCTAACATTTTCTTTTCTTGTTCTACATTGACTGATGCTTCTTTCGCACCCATCATTTGCATTTCAACAACTTGACCGACAAGATCATCAAGAGCAGCTTGGCTGACTTGATATTCTTTTGCCCAGCTCATCACATGATTGCGTACTGGATCATCTTCTGCAATGTCACCAAATGCTGAAGTATCATAGTTACCATCAGCTGGTGCTTTGTGTTTACCTTGAGAAATCTGCTTACGCAAATCTTTCCAAGACTTAGCCATACCTTCTAAATCAGGTGCTGAGTCTTCTGCTTTCCAAAAGTTCTCAGGCCACCAATCAGGTCGCTCTAATGGTTCATCATCTTCACCCGCTTCTTTAACAGCAAATTCTTCTTTTGCTTTTAATTCTGCTGGATCACGATGATCTATTTCTGTTGCTTGAGGATTTACTTCTGTTGTTTCTGGCTCTGCTGATGCTCCATCGAGTAGGCCAGTGGATTCAGTTTCCTGAATACTAGGCTCGATTGTATCACTCATTATAATTTCCTTGCTCTAATTAACCTTGCTTCTAAATCCCTTACGATACTATTTTGTCCTTCTCGATAATATGCGTAGCTAGGATCGCTACCCGGCAAGGCAACAGGTTGCTCAACGACTGCTTCACGCAGCCATTTTAATAACTGTTTACCGTCCTCACCTCCAAGGACTTTAAGACAGAGACGATCTACATCATCTCTTTTTTGATTCACATCTCTAACGTCAAGCGGTAATGCTTGTTCTAAATCATCCCATCCAGCCATAATTATCCTTGTGACTGCATTACATTGTTCATCACTTCAGCAGCGGCTTGTGGATTTTGTTGTGCAGCTTGTGCTGCCATCGCCATTGCTTGTTGTTGAGCTATAATGCGTTCAGTCTTTGTTGTTCTAATACGTTGTGGGATACCTAATTGTTCTGCAATAAAGTCCATCATCTCATCGACTTTTAATGTTGATGCTGCTTCTGGACCAGCTGCTTGTACGATTTGTGCATATTGTAATACTTTGTCCACTTCTTCCATTGCTTGTGACATTGCTAATGGAGCTACTGGAGCAATCCTAATTTCTAAACCATTTACTTTTAATGGTAAATCAATTAAGCCACGTTCGTTCATGACATCAAGTATCTTAGTTACTAATGGTACCATGGTTTCATTGATGAGTCTACCAAATGCAGAGCCTAGGTTTTGTGCTAATTCCTTCATACGCTCAGCCACTTCTGTAGCAGATCGAGCTGACATATTGTCTGGTGGTAATGATTCATCCAGTAAGATACGTTTAATATTCATACGTAAATCATTCATCACAATTTGTGATACGTTAAAGTCACCAGCACGTGGTAATGGTCTGAGTGATTCACCTTGTGGACCACCGTTACGTGCTACAGGAATAATGGCACCCGGCATAATCTTCACGGTGTTTGGATTTAATACACCATCATCAGCTGCTGTATAAACACCAGCAATAGAGAGAGAAGCATTCTTTAACACTAACTCTAATGTTTTGTTTAAAGTCTTCACATCAGGTAATGCTGTGATTAATGGACCACGACCATAGATCTCACCAGCTACTTTAGCATAGCGTGATACAATCCATGGACTCACTTCCATACGTCTGTAAACTAATTCT